TTACACATTAAGCGTGTATTTCGCCTCTTCGCCCTTCAGTTGCTTGTAGGTAGCAACCAGGTTGTTGTGGTAGATATGGACGTTCCCTAAGAAGATAGTAATACTCTTCAATGGTACATCTATCTGCCTACTGATCAAATAAAGATGGTATATATCACTTGGAAGTCCTAGACTGGCATCACTACTGCGTTGGTAGGCGCTTACCACCAGCTTACCGCTATCTATCTGGAATTGTATCAAGGATAGGCAGGGCTGTTGGTTCGTCTCTACGTTAGTTGCTCCCAAAAACAGCACATAGTTCTTACTACTGCGCTTTTCGGCGTTAATCTTAGCAATTAGTGGTGGAAGCTTCTTAAAGTAGGTAGGATAGGAGTTAATGAGTATAGGGCCGCAATAATCCCACCATGTAACACCTACTTGACGATATACTTCCGTTAGGCGTTCACCTGCCATGAACAAATCAAGCTCTTGCTTGAGCTTGATTCTGGGCATATTCCTACCCTCAAAAATGTTTAGCAGATCTGCTGGCGTAAGTTGTATCTTTTGGTTTAATAGATAACGATTGCCACCTTTAGCGTTGTTTTGATTCTTTCCTCTTTTTAAAATTTTGGTAAGAATTTGTTCATATTTATTCAATTATGGCCGCATTTAAGTGTGCTACCCATTCTGTGCCGGCAATTGCTCCACCACCATCTATATCATACTTTTGGCTAGTCAAATAAAGCTCACAAGTTTCACCATCACACGAGAACTTAACAGATCTATTTACATACTCTCCTGTGTTGACTTTATAATCCCTAACAGTTACATATTGAGTGTGGAATTGATAAGGAAGCGCAAAACTTACCAAATTGTCTGTATTTGCATCTGGTTTATTAAACTTGGTTTCAATTTCTATAGTATTGGTAACCAAGTTAACTTTGTATTTAACTGAAAAATCAGTTACTCCAATTCCCCCAATAGTAATATCTTCTGAGGCAACTTCTTGCCAGCCACTAAACAAATCTTCTAAAACTGCGGAAGGTTTAATACTGCTCAATAAAACATTTACGCCAATTGCTGTCTCATTAAGTGCTCCAATTCGTTCAAAGAAAACAGTACTTGCCGGATCTGCACTTTCTGCATAATCTTGCTGAGGGTAATCAGTAGCATTTACTTCGCTAAAGTTGACATAAAAGTCTGCCACAACTCCTGTAAACGTTCCCCCGGTTAAGTGGTACAATTTACCGGATTTTGCAATTACAGCATCCGTAATTACAAAACTTGTTTCACCTGCAGTAATTAAACCGCCATTAACAAATACTGTAGAACTACCGCACAATTTGGCCAAAATGGTTTCTAATTGTTTAATAGATTCAGAAGTAAAATTCAAGTACTCTCTGGTGATTCTAAAACCCTCTTCAGTTATGTTAATTAGTGCTTTCATTATGGTATTATTTCAATTTTAAAGGATCTTCCAAGTATTTTCTTGTCCGTAATTTTTGTAGTCATTAGAATTTCATCATAATCCAACCCATCCGGGACGTAAACAATAAAATCAACATCTTCACTCTGTCCCTGCACTGCGTAACTATATACCGGCGTTCCATCGCCTGTGGCATAACTAAAGGCATTTGGTGAGCGATCTAAATAAAAGCTGTAGGCATTTGTGCCTTCATAGTACTCGCCATCATCAATGTATATTCGCCGTAACACCGGATCAAAGTAATCATTGAGCATGCGCTCCAACTTTACTAACTGCCCATTTATTTTGGCATCGTATAGCGTATCTCCTGAAAATTGAATAAATGCATTGTAAACCAATCTAATTGGCTTAAGTATTATATACAACCAATAGATATGCACTGCCCGGCGAATGTCTTGCGACATATTACCGGCAATTAATCTCAACCAGTCTATTGCATAATTAAACATTGATATAATTGATGGTGATGTCCTCTAATTTCATATACCCGGCATTCGGTTTGTAAAACCGAGTGAATTGTAAAAATTCGGTGGAAATGCCTGCTTTAAAGCCTGCATAAGTTAACTCAACGTCCACCACGCCAATTGCCCTTTGTATGTGATCAATAGCTTTGGTTATAACGTAATTGCCATTAAAATCTAACGATCTTAAATAGATTTGTAGAGCATCATAATTGCCATCTGCGTTAGTAGTATCCCCCGGATTGTAAACAGGATAAACACCCGGCAATAATATTAATTCGCCGTTGCTTTTCATTAACGTTGGATCGTAATAAACATCCATTACCAACTTCAATTCATCAGCATCTCTATTCACTATTTCTAACCTGGTGCCAGCATCCTTTACACGTCGCATGTACTCGGTAAATGCATCCATTACGTCTTCATCTTCAATCTTCACTAAATTACCACCATCCAATGTGGCTATTTTTACTCTCACTTTTCTGTCGCCCTCTTCCACTGCACATTGCTTAATCAATTTAGCGGCTTCATCAATTTCGGCATATTCATCATCGTTAATAATTTCATGGCCATACTGAAAAGCCAACGCCTTTTGCTTATACCAATCGGTGCCATGCGGCCTATTCGCTTTAACGATTGCCGTAATTTCCGCTTTAAAAATTGCAAAAAAGCTATGCAAGGTGAAGCTGGCAAATGAGACCACCCAAACCCAAAGCCGCCAATTGGCCACTTTGCTAGCTGAATCAACATCATCTAAAGATTGTATCTCTGAATCTGTCAATACTTCCAAAGCGTCAAATTCAGCAACTTGTGCTTTAGCTTCTAAAATTTCGGTTTGGATCTCGTTAAAAGTTGGCATTAGGCAGTGATTATATATACAATTAAACTAGCTATAAAAATGGCAAACTTGATAATGGCCATTGCAATCTCCGGACGCGGCAACCTTTGAAAAAAACTATCAATTGTCGCTGTTTTCCCAACATAGAAAAATGGTTTTTCGAGTGCAATTTTATTCAGCAATCCATCAAATACTATCCAAAAGAAAGCCATATACATTACCACATAAACCAAAGCATTACCAATGGATGGATGCATCACTATTGCAGGGAAAACACTTGCGAAAAAAGCAAACTGCACCGCTCCTTGCCATGCATGCCACTTTTTATTGGCTTGTTTTGCCTTACCTCTAAGTATTGCCTGGTCGTATATATCCAGCGTTTTAAATCTACTGGTGCTAATCAGCATTTTTAAACGCGTTTCTTCAAATTGCCATTTATTCCTGAAGGCGAACGATACAGTAAAAAGTACTACCGTTAAAGCTACGAGTATATGTATCATCGGTTAGATCTTGTAACGAGTAAATAAACCATCAACCCCATAATTGCCAAAGTAAGTGGCAACACCCAACCCGGATGGATCCAGTTAGGTTTGTTTTCCCAGCAGAAAACACCTCTTGAATTGTAATCACAAGTCACTTGAAATACAAGCAAATTCACAACCAAAAAGGCAGCAAACGATAGGACAAAAATCACCAGTCCTTTTATTACCGGCTTATTTGTCCAAAACATATTAACTTTTTTATTTCTCATTTAATTTAGATTTAAACGCTATAAAATTTCAATTTAAACAGGTTATAACTTCATAGCCAAAACCCCATCGGTTCTAACATATAATGTATTTGCAGCTACTCCGCCAACGCCTGCAGCAGTATCATCAGCATATTTGGTGGCACCAATATTGAATGGTATGATTGCAGCAGGTGCTGCATCTTTTACCGGAATAATTTTAATTCCTTCATTTCCTTCAACAATTAACTGGTTGTTGTATTCATCTGCAGTATTTTCAACCTCGATAATAGCACGACTAATTTTGCCGGTCGTGTCGCTTTGTGCTTCAAACACTACTACAGCATCACCATGTTCGCTCACCGATTCTAATGCAGCAATTGCTAAACCAATTCCATCTGTGCTTTGGTTAACAGCCTGAATAACAGTTCTAGCTTCCCCATCGTTATTTCCTGAGTTAGTCGCTTTTACATTTATAATACATCCGGGGCTGGAAACAGTTTCAGTATTACTTTCATTAATGGCTTCCAACAACAATTCTGCTTTTCCTTCTGCAGCAGCTGTTACTTTTGAAGCAATATTTACTTTTGCATTTAAAGTGTCTGAAAGTGATAGTAATTTAACCAAACTACTATTTTCAGAAGTTGGAGTATTAGAGCTGGTATTAACAGATTCTATATTAACAGCACTTTCCCCGCTAGAAGCTTCTGAAACAGTTGATCTAATTATTGTTTTAGCGCTCGAATTACCAGTGGTTTTACTCTCGTCTTTTATATAAATGACATAATCATCACCCAAATTGTCAAGAGAAATAGTGGCTCCTTCTAGTGAAGGCGACGTAGCTCTTGTTATAACTGCGGCAAGGGAGTTCTCTCCCATACCATAACCAGTAAGATCACCAACAACAAAAGCATTTAAAATGTCACTGTCGGTATCTTCTACATGAACAGCAAAAGCATTATTACCTTCACCTGCATAATCCGGAAACATTCCAAAGACACCATGATATCCATCTACTTCAATATCATCATCAAAGGTAATATAAGTTGCACCATCGGCACCATCTGCGCCATCTGCGCCATCGGCACCATCGGCACCGGCAGCGCCGGTTGCACCATCAGCGCCTGCAGCTCCGGTTGGACCTGTGGGGCCTGCCGGTCCCTGTGGACCTTCAGGGCCTTCTGGTCCTTGCGGACCTGTTTCTCCTTGCGGTCCTGTATCTCCTTCCTCTACTGCCGCATCTGAGCGTCTTTTAGAATCTATTAAATCTGCGAATGCATCTTCATCGGGTTTTTGTCCATTTGCGAAGAGTGCTTTTAATTCTGCGTCGGTTTTTACTGCCATTTTATTCAGTTATTTTAAGTGTAAAATCAATCATAGCTTTTCCTATTACGTTATCGGTACATGGTGCGGCCACTATAAAATCCAAATCAACCACCATATAACCAATGCCGTTAAATAGGCATTCTGTACTATCTCCGGTGGCTGGCACATAGCCAATGGATTGGTAATAACCCACCACCGATTTGTCAATCATTTTTGCAGGATCTACTTTCAATTTTTGTCCTGGTATTAATTCTTGTGTTATGCTTAAACCATTGTCTTTTGCCAATTCAAAAACACCCAATTCGCTTCCATACGCTTGTATTGCGATATCGAACATGGTTTGGTTTTGTATGGCGACAATTTCCTGCACTATATTTTAATTTTTTCTTTTAAGATGGACCACAAATCCAAACCGGTTGAATCTTTAATGTTTTCCAAATTAGATTTGAGTTCTACTGCTGCAATAGCAAATGCTATAATGTAGGTTACTGGGATGTATGTGGTAACTCGATGCGCTTCAATTGGAACCGACCAAACAAAAAATATAAGTCTGAATATTTCGGTTAGAATAATTGCCCACATATACTCTTTTGCCTTACTTATAGAAGTTCTCATTTTTTTTGAGCGGATTTCTTCACCTCTTTTTTTCGCAGCTCTGGTACCTGTGTAAAAATCTGACCAAACCAAAATGCCAACGCCAAGCAGAAACGCCCAAATTGGTGCAAAGAATGAGCATAAGCCACTTAAAGCAGCAGTTAAAATAATTTCAGGAATAGTTAGTTTTCCAAAAACATGGGCGAAAATGGCCGCCTTGTTGTAAATAAAATTTTGCATCATTTGGTTTTTATATAGGGTTTAATTTTATCCCAATCCTTGCCGTCGCGCTCTACGTTTAATTTTATTGCTCTTTCAATTCCCTGCAGATCCTCTCTGCTTTTTATTTTGCTAATTAAATTCGGTCCTAAAATTGGATCCTCTTTTAATCCACCTTTACTAAGCACAATAATTCGTGCTACTTCCTGCTCTGTGCTTTCGCCAATTACAAAATCACCGTTTTTAATCAGCAAATCATTGTTGCTATCTAGCATGATATCTTTACCCATTACCGTGCATTATAGTGGTGTTTTCAATATTGCTCAGATCTGCCGTTGGTAAGCCTGTAAACTGTGCACTTAATCCTTTTAAAGCCGCTCCGCCATCGTTTGGGATGACAGTCCAAGAGCTAAATGCTTGCTGAATTTTCTCCAGTACTTTTGTATTTTTATCTACCTGAAGCTTCAACTCTTTTGCATCTACTAAACCACCGAATTTGTCGCCGTTAATGGTCATTTTACCAGCTTTTAATTCGATAATGAAACCAAAAACATTTGCTATTCTAAAGCTTTCCATTTCTTCACACCAAATCATAAATCTATTGGCGTCCTGGCTTTCAATACAACCAACCAATACTTTGGTGTTTACTTTTGGCTCTACCACTGTAGATCCTAATCCTAACGATACATCAAACCACTCCAAACTATCCTTAACGCTCTTACACGTCATGGTTTTGGCATCCAAATCCACTTCGGTTACAACTGCCCATGCAGTTGTAACCGGTGGAAGTTGGGTGCTGATAAACTCCTTTAGTTGTTTTATGTATTGCGCAATATCCATTATGCCTTTAAGCCTAATTCAACGGTTTGGTGATACATTGGTGAATCATCAAATGTCTTTTTTACAGTATCTACATAATAGGTACCGTTCCTTTCGTTGTACTCCCGACTAAACAATTCTACCTTATTACCATGTTGCAAACTGGGTGTGCCGAAGGTGGTCAATGATCCGGTGAATCCATCTCGTTTATATAGCTTGTAATTTTCATCGCCAATGACTTTCAGATCTTCTTTAGATGCGATGTCATACTTCACAATTTCCCTTACTTCGCCACCTTCATCGCCTACAGTAACTTCAATCTTATCTCCATTTTTCAAAGTGGATTTTACCGTAATAGATATAGCAATATCATCCGCTTGCCGATACTTCATATCGTTCGATATCACATCATTTTCCATGTGTAGTGGAATGGCCGCCAAATCTGTATCATCTTCGTAGATCTTACCACATACTAAAGTCTTACCTTTCATATAGGAGTAAAAACCATAGTTGGTTTTGATGTCGTCGAGCACTTTCGCTAATGTCCAATTCGGATATCTAACCGTGCCTATATTGGCATCTAATGCATCTACAGTAAAACCTTCAGGTACAATTGCTTCCAGCAGCTTCTTTAGATTCGTTTGCTTCTGACTAACGTTGACCATGGTTTGCTTTAGCTTCCACATTTCATCTTCCAAGGTAATTACAATAGGAATATCAGTAGAAACTGTGGTGATGTAACCGCTAAATTCATGCAATAAATCTCCATTATAACCTAAGTTAATGGTGACAGCATCGCCACGTCTAAAAGTGGTTTTGATTTTCTCCTTATCGAAGTCCTTTACGTTCTTTGGTAACTCGATGGTTGCTTTATCGGTTAAGTTTTTCCAGCTGCTTTCAATCGTTACCGAGTTGGGCTGCGTAATAATCAATTGCTCTCGCTGATCGGTTTTGGCGAACACGAGTTCTGCGCACATGAGTAGTGTCATAATCATAAAATTTAATCGTTTCATTTTTGGTTTGTTTAGTGAATAATAAATCATTTATATAACTCAATTGGCGTGTCGCTGTATGCTGAAATCTCGTAAGGAATCAGATCCGGCTTGCCACTCAATTGGCTGAATTTTATTTCGTCAATATCAATTCTGTAAATACCTTTATGTGTGAATAACTCACCACTCACTTCAACACTTTCGCCAACATTTTCCCATCTTAACAGTTCTCGCTTTTGTTCATGTGCGGTTTTGAAGGTGTGACTGAAATCATTGAATAAAACACCTCTAATGTTGATCTTCCAATCTTCCCAACCGTACATTTCTTTAACTGTGCCTCTACTGCCTGAAGTTTTAGTTCTTCTTCTAATTTTACCTCTACTAAAATCACAAATCGTCGCTCGTGGCATTTCAAAACTATTGGCAAATTCAAGTTCAATTACATTGCCTTTATCGTCGTAACTTTTGTATTT